CTCTCTTCTTCAGTGTTTACCGTCCATGACTTGCGAAGGTATGGGAAGCGAGTAAGTGTAGACTGAAGCGTCCCGAGACGAGCTGCTAGTCTTACTTTACGAGATAAGTCACCCAGACTGTCTGTACCGCGCACGACTACCTCAGTAAGGTTGCAGAACTGGTTAGGGCGAAGGATGATCTCAGAGCATGGATTCGTGCCGAACTCAAAGTCTGGGTTACGACGACCGTACTTCTTTGCCTGCTTCTGAGAAGCAACGCGAGAGAAGATACCGCGCTCACCTGACTTAGAGTCGTAGAGTGACAGCCACTCTCTCATGAACGTGCCCATCTCTGGCTTCTCGGTGTATGCTGCCGAGTTGTTCGAGAGCGCGCGCTGTGGGTTGGTCTCCCACCATGAGCCGTTCTTCGCACCGCGCATGCGCTCGTCAGTGAGGTTAGATAGCGAGATCATAGCTGAACGACGAACGCCGCCTACTACGACTACCTCTCCGATCTTGCACATGATGTCGTGACACTCGAGTGAGTTGAGCTTGCGACCTGCCGCAGACTTGAACATCTTGACCGTGAACTTGAATAGGTCGTCGAGTGGGCCCGGGCCAGAAGAGCGGCCGCCGAAGGTCTTGAGGCGAGCACCGGCTGGACGAAGAAGCGAGAGGTCCCACTTTGGAATCTCACCCGAGTAGAGGAGCGCGATGAGCTGGCGGAATCCCTTTGCCCAGCCTTCCTTTGAGTCCTTGACTGTGATAGTCATCTCGTTGTCGAAAAGCTTCTCTGGTACTTCTGGAAGCTTATTGACGTACTGACGCTCTACCGAGAAGCCGACGCCGGTTCCGTTCATGAGGATGAGCAGCGTCTCATCGAACGCCTTTGCATCGTCTACTACCACGTACGAGCAGTTGTAGGCGCAGGTATTGTCGCGCTCGAGTGCAGGACCCGCAGTCATGAGTGCACGCATGGAAGGCATGACTTCTAGTGCTAGTACTGCGTCTTCTAGTTCCTTACGCTCTTCTTTAGAAAGGGTGTAGTCGTTGTTCTTCTGAAGAGAATTCTGCATGAAGTCAAAGTAACGGGCGACAGTCTCGTTCCAGTTCTCGCGGCGACCCTCCTTGTCGAGGAACTTAGCGTAGCGGCTCTTGTAGATGAATTCTTGGTATAGCGTTGGTAGGAAGTTGCTCATTTCTCTTCTTCTTTCTTCTTTAAGATTATTGTCTTGCCCTGTACAATCCACTCGAGATCGGTGTACACTGTCCACCCAAGCTCATCTATAATGTTCTCTGGTAACTCAATATAGAACTCACCGTCAATGTCCTGCTTTACTTCTAGTATGTTCATGCCTTACTCCATGTAGCGAGTCTCATCTTTGCAGAGAGGCCACTGAACGTATTTTGATCAATAATAGCTTGGACAACTGGTCCAGAAGAACCAGCCATCACCATGCCGTTAATGTCTTTCTCTTCTACGTGGTCTGGCCAGATGCAGACGCTGTAGCCTCTATCAATGCATCGGGTGATCCGCTTGATGATCTCTTTGTTTCTCGGCTCGTTGTCGTATACCACGACGACGTTGCTTGGGTCTCCAAGGACAGAAAAGTCCACGTCCGCTCCGGCCATCGCCGCGCAGTTTTCTAGGAATAGACTGTCTATTGGTCCCTCGACGATGTAGGTTCTCTTCTTCTTGTCGACTGTGTCGAGCCCGAAGATCTTGTCCTTTGAGTCGTCGAGTATGATAGTAGCATATCGCACTTTAGAAGCTGGGCTGATGGAGCGCCCGGTAAAGCCAAACACGTAGCCGTTGCTGTCGATGAATGGGAGTACGATTCTCGGTTCATCGTTCTTAAGCGCGTTCTCACTGAACTTGTTGGGTACCATGGAGTTAACCCATGTGTAATATATATCGGAATAGTAGATTCGCCAGTGAGCGTTAGATGGTATCTTTCGAGATACCACGTATCTCTTTGCTGGATGGTTCTCCTTCAGCTGAGAGATCTTCGGCATGTCCTTGAACGGTTCGAACTTATCTATGCGTCGCTGAGAGAACTTAGAGATATCGGCTACGAAGGGCTGGGGAGCTTCCTGTCCGAGCTCTCGCATGACTTCTAGTCGATATTCAGTATATAGGGAGGGATTGTAGGTCTTGAGGAACTTCGAGAGTGAAGCCCCTGCTCCGCAGTTGAAGCACTTGAAGTTGATGTGACCGTTCTTCTCGTAGAAGTGACCTCTGGTCTTCAACTTGTTGTGGGCTGAGTCGCCACACACGTTACACCTGAACTTAGCATTGTACGGTGTAGACTTTACTACCTTGAACTGCTCCAGTTGGTTACCCATGATAGAAGCAAACTTTTGGTCAAGCCATAGAGTATTCATTAACATTACCCTTTTTAAGTTGGTAATACCATTATACACATTCTGGCAGAGATGTACACAGTTATTTTGCTGCTACGGTCTTTTCTGCGTCATCATAGAATTTTTTTATTGAATCAACGGAACTCTTGCAGGTAAGGTTGTTTCTCTGCAGCTTTAATATGAGTGTGCCGACTTCTTGGTCAGTCAGAGTCTCGTAGTTCGGGAATCTCTTGATTACTGGGCAGTCGTACATCTCGGCTGGAGCTTTTACTACCTTGTATTCAGCAGAGATTAAGTGAAGGGGTGTCTGGCAGCCGGCCAGAAGCAGACATGATAGTATAAGTAGCTTCTTCATTTCTTTTCACCGTATGCTTGATTCAGCTGCTTGACGATACTCTTTAGATAATCAGAAGACGGCGCTGAAGCCCTTCCCTCTGCTCCGTGCATTATGTCTACCAGAGTCTCGTGTGTGTCTTTCTTCGAGTCTGCTATTACTGCTCGAATCCTAGCAGCGCTGTCTTCTATCTCAGCAGACTTCTTTTCAAACTCTTGTTTCTGCTGCTGTACTATGGCGTCCTGCTTTGCATTGAACTCTTCTGTAGCCTTGTTCCAGACTTCATGGTCGTGTATGGCAAGCCAGCTAAAGAACGCTATTCCTGCAGCCACTACTCCGCCGATGAGCCATGGGATAGAAGAACCGCCCGTGAAGAGTGCGAGTACGAATCTTATCATGACAGAGACAGTGCCTTGTCTCTGCGAGACTTCTGGTAGTCATCCATCTTGTCTAAGTAGCCAGCATTTCTGAGATCTTTAAAGACTAGGTTACCGAAAGCAAACTCCCCATCTTTTCCAATAGAGTCGCCGCGCATGGTCTTTATCTTCTTCTTTATAGCGTCTATCGCGTCATCGTCTGCATTTGTCGATATTAAGTGATCGATCATGTCTTTGTAGAACTGCACCTTGTCTTCTAGATGCTCGTCATTAGCAAACTCGAGTTCTAGATGCTGAGGCTCTTGAATCCATGCATTGTTTAAGATTGAGTATACTCCCTGATCCCTATGAGGAGCTTCCTGTATGTCTTGCGCGTATAGCTCTACTGGGTACCCATAGATGCTGATGTCTGGGTGAGTCAGAGTCCATAGAATCTTCTTGTCTTGAAGGTACTCGTCTACTAGCTCACGGTCTGGGTTCATAGCGTCTCTAGATATTACGAGGTGCAGGTCTATGTCAGACATAGGTGTATAGTTGAAGTTTACGTTACCACCGGTAATGATGATGTCATGTACCATGGCGCGATCGATCTTTGCAAACTTCATCCACGTATCTGCTATCTGCATGAGTTTTCCGCGGACTTCTGTCTTTAGTCTATTCTCTTGCCAGAGCTTCGAGTTTAGCTGGTCATGATACTCTAGACTGGTCTCTTTTAGTCCAGTCTGCGCTACGTGCTTGAGCGGCGTAAGCTTAGACCTTCTAAGAAGACCGGTAGAGTAATTCATGTTACTGCGCCTGTACTTGCGAGCAGCTTCTGGGTTGACTATCGGGATCTCGCCAGCTCTTGATCCCAGTGCGATTCCTGCGCCTGAAGTTGAGTTTGAAGGAGCGTCTTCGTATAGGTCGTAAACTTCGTTGAGTGTCTTCTGAAACTCTTCTTCTAGGTTGAAGAGCACGTTGTGTGGGTTCTGCTGGTATGACTCGTACGTCCTCGTAAGGAAGAGGGCTGCGGCGTAGCTAGCGAGCTTGCTCTTTCCACCTGGAACGAGCGCGATAAGACGCTTTAGGTTGATGACTAGGATGTCGAAGTATGTGCAGATGTTCTGCTCAGCTGGAGTAAACTGCGACCTCTGCTTTAGGAACTTTCCGTTTCCATTTATGAGTCCTGCATGATATGCCGGCATCTCTGTGAACGGCGTCACCAGCTTCTTGATAAACTGGTATATCATATAGATGTCCATGACTGCCATCTTAGATGTTCCTTAGCGCTCTTACTACGTTCTGGTCGATCTCTATGTCTGAAGTAAGTATAGTCCTGTTGTCTATACCAATGCTCTCGACACGATCTGGTAGATTATTTAATGCAATTAAGAACGGGGCTAGACACTTTTCTAGCCCTTGGCACTTAAAAAATAGCATCCGCACAGAAGCCTGTACACCAAAGAGGTTGAACAGTACTACTATATGGTTTAGAATAAGACGCTCTTTCAGGTCCCCGTCTTCGACGTACCTGTTGAGCAGTCTCTTTATGTACTTGAATCTCTTGAGGTCCTCATAGAACTCGATAGTGTCAAAGCACTGCGGATTGTCATAGTGCTTTGCCGCGTAGAGGAGGAAGTTTGATGCGTCCAGCTTTTCAATCATGTTAGAAAGCTGTCAGCGCGACTCTCTTGATGGTATTGTTTGCCGTAGCAACGTAGATGTAGTTTGAGTCGAACCAGATCTTACCACGAGTAACAGTATCCCCAGAAGTGGAAGGGGTAGTGTTGTATATTAAAAATAGATTGTTCGCCGTAAAGTTTTGAGACGCTACAGCGTTAGCTGCAAGAGTAACTGTATTAGAGAATCTAGCGCTGACCACTACGTTAGCGTAGAAGTTAGTCAGCGTTATCTTGACTGTAGTAGGTGAGCCAGCTGGGTCATGGACTATTGGAATCACGTCGTTTGCAGATATATAACTTATTGCGTTTAGTCCAGTTATCTTAGTCGCAGTCATGCTGGCTCACCTTTACTCGTTATTATGCGTCTGGGAAGACGTTGTCGTCGTTAGCGTCGCCGGAGATCGAACCCATAGCTACGAGAGTCTCGTAGGTTACGCGTCCTGCGCGGCCGCCGGTGCCTATGGTCCTCTTTATCCAACCAGCATGAGTACTTGTATGCACGCCGGAAAGGATCGCAACGACTGTCGCTGTATCACCCTGTAGTGTTGCACCACCTGCAGTTGAACTGTCGCCAGATGCTTTTGCGATATCAATGTTTGCACCACCTGGTGTAGCTGCAAGAGCCAATACAGTTGTGTTAGCAAAACTTACATAGTACTTTGTAGAGTCAGTCAAACCAGCAGGAGG